GTGGGTTCGCCCTCGACGCAGACGATCATTGCCGTTAAGGCCGGAGAGATTTATCTGGCGGATGATGGTGTGGTCACGGTCGAAGCCAGCGATCAGGCCTCGGTCGAAATGGTGGACACGTCCTCGACGAGCGGTATCAGCGGCACGGGCGCGTCGTTGGTCTCTCTGTGGCAGAACGGCCTCGTGGGCCTGAAGGCCACGCGCGAAGTGACCTGGAAGCTCCGTCGCACGACGGCGGTCCAGTACATCTCGCCTGCAGCATACGTCGCGGGTTAGTGCTAGCGGCTCCGGCGCCTCCACATGAGTGGCGTCGGAGCCTTTTTCTAACAGGGGCTCTGTGAAATTCCTAGTATTGAAGGATCTCCCGCAAGGCCAGCAACCCGGAGACGTGATCGACATCCACGAGGATATCGGGAAAATCTTCATGCTGCCTGGCGTCGAAGCGGTCAAGCCGCTCGAGGAAGACGAAGCGGTTGAGCCAGTTGAGACATCCACGCCGCGGCGCAGGTATCAGCGGCGCGACCTCGAAGCGAAAACCACCTAATGCGGATCGGGCCGTTTGAAATAACGCGCCGCAAAGCCTCCGGGATGGAACTGGTCACACAGTGGCCCTTGACGTCTGGTGTGGGCGCAAGTTTTTCGCCGTGGTTGCGGGAGTCGTTCGGCGGCGCCTGGCAACGGAATATCGTGACGCCGGTCGAGGATGCCCTGACGCATCCGACGTTCTGGTCCTGCGTGACGTTGATTGCGGGTGACATCGCGAAGATGCGCCTGAAGCTCATCGAGGAAGACGAGGCAACGGACATCTGCCAGGAAGTCGACGTGCCAGCCTTCTCCCCGATCATTCGCAAGCCGAACCATTACCAGAACCGCATCCAGTTTTATAGCTATTGGGCCATCTCGATGCTCACGCGCGGCAATGCCTATGTGCTGAAGGCGCGCGACGGTCGCAACGTGGTCACGGACATGTACCTGCTCGATCCGACACGCTGCCGGCCGGCCATCTCTCCTGCCGGCGATATCTTCTATGCGCTCGGCCAGGATCTCTTAAACGGCGTGACCGAAGAGTCCACGATGGTTCCTGCGCGCGAGATCATCCACGACAGGATGAATACGCTGTATCACCCGCTGGTCGGCATGTCGCCAGTGTTCGCAAGTGGCCACGCAGCCTACCAGGCCTTACAGACGATCTCGAACTCGACGCGCCTCGCGAAGAATGGCTTCCAGCTGGGCGGGATCGTGACGGCGCCTGGCCGTATTAGCGAAGAGCAGGCCTCGCGGCTCGAGAAGCTCTGGAACGACAGCTATGCCGGCGATCAGAACACCGGCAAGATCGCGGCGATCGGCGACGGCCTGAAGTTCGAGCAGTTGAAGGTCATGTCAGCCGTGGACGCGCAGATCATCGACCAGCTGAAATGGGACGACGAGAAGATCTGCTCAACCTTCCACGTCCCGGCATACATGGTTGGCGTTGGGGCGCCTCCGGCCTACAACAACATTGAGGCGCTGAGTCAGCAGTATTACAGCCAGTGTCTGCAAATCCTCATTGAGTCGATCGAACTCTGTCTCGAGGAAGGCCTCGCACTCGATCCGTATGAGGTCGAGTTTGACCTTGACGGCCTCCTGCGAATGGATACGGCCACGAAGATCAAGGCTGCGGTCGACAGCGTGCGCGGCGGCCTCGAGACACCGAACGAGGCTCGCGCGCAGTTTAACCGTGATCCGATCGATGGTGGCGACACCGTCTACCTGCAGGAACAGGATCATTCGCTCCAGTGGTTATCTAAGCGCGACTCGATGCCGATCGTGGCTCCGACGGCGCCTACGGCTCCTGCGCCAGCCGTGCCTGCGCCAACCAAGGCGATCGAGGACGTCGAATTTGACGGTGCCGAATTGCTCGATGCGGTGCTGAAAGAGTTGAAGGTCGCATGACGACAACAGAAAAACTTGCGGTCGTGATTGCGGCAGCCGTCCGAGGGTCGACGGACCAACTGGACGAGCGGATCGCGAGGCTCGAGGCGCGGCCAATCGTCGAGGCGATCAAGGGCGATCAGGGCGAGAAGGGATCCGATGGGAAGGACGGCAAGGATGGCGAGTCCATCGTTGGTCCTAAAGGCGAGCCTGGTTTTAATGGCGTGAATGGGAAAGACGGCGCTGATGGCAAGGTCGATGTGGCAGAGCTCAAGGCGCTGGTGGCGACGGCCGTCGATGGCGCAGTGGCGGCCCTACCAGTCGCGGTGAACGGCATCAATGGCACGAACGGCCACGATGGCGCAGCCGGACGAGACGGGATCGATGGCAAGGATGCGGACGTGACGGCATTGCGTGGAGAGTTGATGACGGCTATTTACGACACGGTGAGCACGCAAATCAAGGCCTTGCCACCTCCCGAAAGCCTGACCGAGGACGAGATCGCCTCGACGGTCTCCGATCTCTGCGTCAAGTCGTTTGCGCCGTACCTCCTCGCGCCTGTGCGTATCCAGAAGCGCGTGATTAGGAATGCGAGCGGACAGATTGAATCAGTTGTGGAAGAGCCGGTGACGACATGAGCCTGAGTCCAGCCCTCTCAAATGCCGCGGCGTCAGCCGGATCTGATGCCGTGGTGGCCCTCGCCAATAACGGGTACCTGCGGATGTATGACGGGGTGCAGCCGGCGACGGCCGATACCGCCATCTCTGGCCAGGTGCAGCTGGCCGAACTGCGGTTCGGTTCGCCAGCGTTCGGCTCATCCGTGAATGGCGTGGCCGCAGCGAATACCATCACGCAGGACAGTGCAGCCGATGCGACCGGCACGGCCTCATGGTTTCGCGTGTTTCAGTCGGACGGGACGACTGTCGTATTCGATGGGTCGGTTGGCACAAGCGGCGCTGACCTGAACCTGAATAGCGTGGCGATTTCGGCCGGCGCGACGGTGTCCTGCTCGGCCTTCTCATACACGCAGAAAAAGAGCACGTAAGAAATGAACGAAACATACGTGCAGGTCGGGCCTGACTCGACCGGGAAACAGATTCGGAACCTGAAAATAACCGAGCGCTCGGTTGATATTTCCGGGACCGAAACGCTCAGCGATCGGTATGTGCAAGTGGTGGCGATTGCGGACGCAGATAGCGGCCTCGCGATCGATTTCACCGGATGGCGGCAGATCGAAACGGAACTCTTGCAGCGCATTCTGATTGAACTTCGTGTGTTAAACCTCGCGTTCTTTGAGCAGTCAGGATCTAAGGGCACTGACCCTGTGGCGATGGCTCGTGAAATTGACATTTAACAAGGTGAGGGTCCGATGATTATGACCGGCCAGGTGGGCACGCCACCTATCAACAGCGCAACGGATGGGGCAGAATACAAGATTCTGCTGGGGAAGCAGACAGAGCTCCTGGTATCAGAACTTCACGGGAAATATGCGACACAGAACTGGCGCGGCAACGTGTCCACAGCGGCTCTGTCGTCTGCGTCCGCTCTTGTGGCGCCAGCCACGAACGCCACGCCGAACTTCTGCATCTGGAATCCAGCCGGCAACACGACAGCCGTGGAGCTGATCTCCATGCAGTACGGCTATGTCTCAGGGACTCCGGCTGCCGCGGCCTTCGGCTATTCCTACGTGCCGATGGCCGGTGCGACCTACGGCGGCACGAGCGCGATCTCGGCGTTTACCGCCCTGACCGTTCGGAGCGCGATCGTAGGCAAGGCGTACGCCGGAAACATCATGGCCGGCTCGGCGGCGACATGCACGGGCACGGCGCCTGCTGCCGGCACGCTCCTGCGCTGGAGTGGCCTGTCGAACGGCGCTTTGCCTTCAGCCTCTGTCGCGGCGGGCGTGACGTTGGTCGAATACTTCGATGGCTCGATCATCATTCCTCCGAATACGCTGTTCTACCCGGTGACGTCGGCGGCATCGGTGTCGACCTACATGATCAGCGCCGTGTTTGCCGAGATACCCTGGCCATAAAATGAGCATCACTGGGTATATAGGTGTTAGCGCAGCGGAGCAGTCACGGACAACCGACTTCTGGGATTCATTTCTCGGAATCGATTGTCCGGACGGTACGGTTGTCAAGACTGGCCGCGGCGCCAACATCGCAGCGAACCGCAACGGACATACACGGCTCATGCTGGAGTCCGGAGCGGAGTGGTTGTTCTACGTCGACGACGATCATTTGTTCCAGCCAGACATCCTGAAGCGATTGCTCGCGCATAACGTCGACGTCGTGAGTGGTCTCTACGTGCATCGGGACGCGCCGTTCCTGCCGCAGATGTTCGACGTGGAAGACGAAGCGGGTCGATGCGGTCATGCCTTACTGAGCCAAGGCGAGCGCGGGCTCGTCGAGCGGCTGTCGGTGGGCGCTGGTTGTCTGTTGGTGCGGCGTCGCGTGCTAGAAGCCTTGCAGATGCCGTACTGGACGCTCGGACAGATTGCGCCAGATGAATGGGGCGACGACTTGGACTTTTGCCGACGTGTGCGCGCGGCTGGGTTCAGTATTCACGTGGACCTTGAGGCGCCTATCGGCCACAAGGTGATCGGCACGCTCTGGCCGCAGCGGATGCCGGATGGCGCATGGGTGACGGCCCTGTCGATCGGGAGCGGGGCTCCGATCGCGGCCTTCCCGCAGCCATCAGCCTCGCGCATTCAGCGGCCGAGCCGGCCTGTCCTGGTGTCCGCGTGAACACCTTGCATCTCGGATGCGGTCGCAAGGGTGCTCAGTCGTTCGGTGGCGGAGATGTGGTCACGCTCGATGCGGATGCCAGGCTGAAGCCCGATGTCGTCTGCACGCTCGGCGTGGATCCATTGCCATTCCCAGACGATACATTTGACCAGGCCGTGGCCGTCCACGTCCTCGAGCACATCGGCAAACAGGGCGAGACCTCGGGCTGGTTCCAGTTCTGGGAAGAACTCTATCGCGTGTTGAAGCCTGGCGGCTCGCTCACGTTTGAATCGCCATTATATTCGTCGGTCTGGGGATGGGCCGATCCGAGTCACAGCCGCGTGCTCTCCCCTCAGTCGTTCGTGTTCATGTCCCAGGATTCCTACCGGATTTCCAATACCGCGATTTCACCGTTTCGGATTGCCTGCGACTTCACGCCAGCGCAAGGGTTCATGGGAGTTGTCGACGGCAACAAAGATGTGGCATCGGCCGAGCCTGTCTCGCATTTTCAAGGCATCCTCATCGCCAAGAAGCCGCTTCGTCCCTGGTGGGCTGACTAATGTTGTTAGACCTCCGGACACTCGAAGAGCCTATTAGCGGCACGGGTGCCGTGGCCTTCGGCGTGGCCGTGAGCGCGACGGCGAAACGTATCACGCCACAGGGCATTGGAGCGGTCGGGACAGAGCAGGTCATGTTCGACCTGGCCGACTCCGGCTTGAGTGCGACTGGCAACGTCGGCTCTGTCTTGGTCAGTCCGGACGTGACGGTTGGCGCGACTGGCGTCTTCGGGACTGGTTCGGTTGGTACGGATGGCGTCGCGTTCGACCTTGGCACGACGGGCCAGTCGTCGACATCATCGGCCGGAAGCCTCGCCTCACTCTCGGTTAATGTTGCACTCTCTGGCCAGGCAGCGACTGGCGACGTTACGGCTCCGACCGCGGGCGAGACGTTTGCGCTCACCGGCCTGCCGGCCACGACGTCGATCGGATCAGTCACTGAGGGTGACGCTGATGCCCTAAGCGGCCTCGAGGCGGCGACGGCCACAGGGACGCTTTCGCTGTCGAGCGTGGTCGGGACGACTGGCGATTCAGCGACTGGCGACGTCGGAACCGAGGTTCCAGGCGACGAGGTGACGGCTGTCGGTCAGTTCGGGACTGGCTCACTCGGCAGCGAAACGCTCTCGATCGATGTTCCGTTATCAGGAGAGTCGGCTACTGGCGCGACAGGCACAGTCTCGAATGGCGCAGATGCCACGGCGGCACTGACCGGTGAGCCTGGCACGAGCGCGATCGGATCTGAGGCAGTCTCGTTCGACTTGGCCGTGTCAGGGCAGTCAGCCACGTCTGCCATCGGCAGCGTCGGCCTCGCACAAGCCATCACCAGCAACGCCGGGACGACGTCTATCGGCTCGACGGTGGCCTCCGATACCCTGGCGCTCTCTGGCGCTTCGGCGGTCTCCGCTATCACATCAGTCGGGGCCCCAGTCACCGGGACAGCCGATGTCACGATTGGCGTGCCTGGCCTCCACGGCGTGGGTCTCGGTGCGCCGATTGTCGCGAGCGATGCCGTGGCGCAAGGCCCGCTCCTGCCGCGGCCACTGAAGCGCAAGCCGCGTGCCATACGAGCGATTGGGCGCGTCAGGATTCACGCACCAGCCATTTCCGCTATCGGACGCATGGCTCCGGCTATCAAGGCCACCGGCCATGTCTCTGTGGCGAGCCTGGGCCTCGAAGGCGTGGCAGGGCTGGGGTATACCGCCAAGGCCGAGATCGTGGCGCCTGTGGCCACCTCGCAAGCCGTGGGCCGTCTCTACGAGGTCGAGCGCGCGAAGGCGGCGACGCCGGCTCGTGACATTTCAGGGGTGGGCGACCTGCGGATCGCGTCAGGCCATGCGGTCGGGGAGTTCGAGCAGGCGCTTCCGGATGCGGTGGATCTGGCTTGGTCCGAGCTCCAGCGCACCACGATTGATCCAAATCTGGACGATGACGCCTGTATGGCGCTGGGAGTCTTTGAATGACCGCGTCACAGCTGAACGCCATTGTCCGCGGCTTCATCGTGCCTCTTGGCGCGGTGCTCAAAAGCATCGGCGACCGCATCGAAGCGCTCGAAGTCAAGGAACGCAACGTCCAGGCCGTTGGGCCTGCCGGTCCGATCGGGCCTGCTGGGCCTGCCGGCAAACAGGGCGAGCCTGGCCGTGACGGTCGGGACGCGCCACTGGCCGAGAAGGGCGCTCCTGGCCTGAACGGCAAGGACGGAAAGGACGGGATCGGCTTCGAGGACTGGTCCGTCACGCAGGACGACGAGGATCCGCGGCACGTGCGGATGCGTGGGATGAATGGCGACCGTATCAAGGAATACGCCTTGTTCTTCCCCTGCATCATCGATAAGGGCGTCTTCAGGGATGGGCCATACCTGAAATACGAGGCCGTGTCCTTCGGCGGGTCGCTGTTCATCGCGCAGCGCAATACCACGACCGAGCGTCCGGAAGACGGCTCAGGTGCGTGGCGTTTAGCGGTCAAACGTGGCCGTGATGGCAAGGGCATCGAAGGCAAGCCGGGGCCGCAGGGACCAAAAGGCGATAAGGGCGACGGGAAGATTATTCGATGACCAGCGCAACGCCAGTTCGTCACGCGGTGACTCGGATGTTTCCTGGGTCAACCATCGTTTGTATCGGTGGCGGGCCGAGCCTTACACAAGAGGACGTCGACGCCTGCTTCGGCTGGCCCTGTATCGCTATCAAGGAAGCGATCCAATTGGCGCCGTGGGCCTCAGTGCTGTACTCGTCTGACGCGCGCTGGTTCAACTATGCGAAGCGGGAACACGCGCAGGCCTGGTGCCTCGAGACGACGGTAAACCCTGCCTTTGCAGCGCCTTTGCAGAACACGGGCGAGCTTGGTCTCGAGACGAACGCCACGGGACTCCGGACTGGACGCAGTTCTGGCTACGCGGCGATCAACTTGGCCGCGCATCTCGGCGCG